AAAGGACCGAAAGTCGTAAAGACATTCAAATAAACTCAATATAAATTAAATTAAATCAAATTAAATGGAGTACAACAATCCTAGTCTCCTCATCAAAGAATTAAACTTTGGTGAGGACGCTAAAACCAAAATTACAGCTGGTGTAACCAAGTTAGCCAGCGCAGTTAAATCAACATTAGGCGCCTCTGGTAAGTGCGTAATCTACGAAGACGCACGAGGTATGCCAGTTATTACAAAAGACGGTGTAACCGTTGCAGAAAGTGTAGTTCTTTACGATCCAGTTGAGAATATCGGCGCTACACTTATCAAAGAAGCTGCCAAAAACACAGTTAAAGAAGCCGGTGACGGCACAACTACTGCGACTGTGTTAGCCGAGTCCTTGCTAAATACAGTAAACTCACCTAAGTTTGAGGACTCCGCCTCTCGTGTCCTGCGAGATGGCGTTAATTCTGGCCTAAAAAAGGTCAATGACTACCTAAATTCAGTAAAAATAGACGTAACTGACGAAACATTACAGCATGTTGCTGCTATATCGTGCAATAACGACGCTGTTCTTGGCGATATTATAGCCGAAGCGTACAAAACTGTAGGTAAAGACGGCGTAGTACTCATGGAAGAGTCAGAAACTGAAGAAACTTACGTAGAAATAGTAGATGGCGTGCAAATAGACTGTGGGCTTACATCACCAAACTTTGTAACCAACAAAGATAAACATAAGTGTGAGCTTGATAACCCGCTAGTATTTATATGCATGTCTGAAATACCTAACGTGCGTAAGATACAAAGCATATTAGAACATGCTATAAAGAATAATAGAGCGTTATTAATAGTAGCACCAGTAGCTCAGCCTGTTAAAGCTACGCTTATGATGAACAAAGTTAAAGGTAATATTAAAGTTAACATCGTAGACTTGCCAGGCTTTGGCCCTACTAAAAAAGATACATGCGAAGATCTTGCTATACTTACAGGTGCTACGGTCATGAACGAAGAACTAGGTGATGATTTAGATCTTATGAAGCCTGATTGCTTGGGTGAAGCTGAGTTTGCTACTACAGATGATAAGACTACCGTAATAACTACTATAGAAGAATTAAATGAAGATATATCTGAACGTATAGATCAGGTAGCTAAAATGGTTGCAGATGAAAAAAATGGTTTCATTAAAAAGAAATTGGAACAAAGACTGTCTATGTTATCAGGTAGTGTTGGAATTATACGTGTTGGGGCAGACTCGAAAGTGGAACTTAAAGAAAAGAAAGACAGGATTGAAGACGCGATATACGCTACAAAAGCGGCGTTGAAAGAAGGTATAGTACCTGGAGGTGGTATAGCACTCTTTAATGCTTCAGAAAAAATCGAACCCACTAACGTGGGCGAAGAAGCATTGCTTGAGGCTATTAAATCACCGTTTAAAACTATTATGGCTAACGCTGGCTTTGACGTCGTAGCTTCTCCAAGTAGAGAGGGTGTAGGCGTTAATGTTGTAACTGGCGAAGAAGTTAGTATGATAGAAGAAGGTATTATAGATCCTGTACTTGTAACTAAGTCAGCACTTAAAAATGCAGTGAGTGTTGTTATGTCTATCGTTTCTGCAGATTGTGTAATCTCAAACGCTAGAGCAGATGAAGGCAGTTAATCATTACGTTATTGTAGATAAGGTTAAGACTGAGCAAAAGAAAGTTGCAGGTCTTATTATGACAGAAGACTTAGATGAAGATAACAGATATTTAAAAGGTAAGGTTGTATCTGTTGGTAATTTAATAGAATTTATAAAAGATGGTGATGTAGTTTATTATGACAAACATGCTGGTCACGGTATACATTTTAAAGATAAACTTTATTTTGTTATAAAGGCAAGTGATATTGTACTAGTAGATTAAACATAAACTATAAACCATAATCCTTATACAAAAAATCTAAAACAAATTATTTATTAATCATTAAAAAACAAAATTATGAACTTAATTAGATTTACGTTAGTAACATCAGATGAATTTGTTGCTAACTCTGCAATTATCTTAGACGCATCTAAAATAGTTGAGTGCGTTTGCACGGGAGCTACTTGTGTAACTACATTTGAAGCTGGATCAGCAAACTCAATCCTTACAGCTACTTTTGACGGTGATGATGCTGCTGAAAAGTTATTAAACGCTACTAAATTCCAAAACGAATTAATGAAGATAGTAACTTTAGCTGCTAATCACAACCAAAAAGACGTTTTAGACTTTTTCCCACCCGGAGAAACAATTGACGAGTTTGGTGTTAGACTTGGTATTGTACACACTTCTGGTGGTGCTGGAGAAGGACTAGCATCTATTGCTCTAACGTAATAAATGAGATTAACATCTCACGATTTACGTGAATTACAAATCCTAAAGTATTACAGGCTCACTAGAAAGTGGGCTTGTAAGACTTACGGGTTGACAGATGCCGAGCTTGAATTACTAATATTTTTAGACTGTCAAGGTCGGTTTACAAGACAAGAGTTTATAGACGGTACTTATACTATGAGTTGGGATAAGAAACGTTGGGATAAACTAAGAAAACTAGGCTGGATAGAAGTGTGGCGTCATCGAAATCGAACAACGATTAAGTACAGCGTTTTTAAAACTTCATTTAAATGCAGCCAACTTATAAGTAGAATATACCGTATCTTACTCGGAGAAGAAGACATGCCAGTGTCAGATCGTAGTGTGTTCTATAATAACAAAACATATACAGATAAAGTCTTTAATAAGGCTATTGACGATATGATTAAAGATCCAACAAGGTAATGGCATATAAACAAAAGAATAATCCTTTTAAACTACAAGCTACAGCTGCTCCGAAAAAAGTAAAAGTTTTTGGTGGTAAAGCAACTGTTGATGTTAGTACTGACGCAGGTAAGAAACTACTTGAAGAAATTAAAAGTATAAAAACAGTTAGATCTAGCGATGCTGGAAGAGTTGCTAAATCAGCTTCTAGTAAAGTGAAAGGTATTCTTAAAAAGCATACAGGTAAACTTTTGAGCTTAGGCGCTAGAGCATCAGCAATCTTAGCTATGTTTGATCCTATTTCTGCTGGTAAAGGTTCTACTACGCTAGATAAAGATAAGTATGATTTAATGAAAAATATAAAAGACTAGCTGTGGCGTTTAAATTAGGTAGTGAAAAAAGAGGTATAAAAAATTCAAAGACAACACCTATATTTAGAAAAAAACTAGATAAAGGTATTGTAGCTGAAGCTAACTTAGATGGATCTATATTTATAAATAAAAATGTAAAGCCTGGTAGCGCTCTTGAGAAAAGAGCTATACGCCATGAAAAGCAGCATTTAAAAGATATGGCAGATCCTAAAATAGGCTTGTCATACGGAGATGATTACGTTAGATACAAAGGTAAAACATACCCAAGAAAAGATGGTAAAATAAAGTATAACGGTGAGTTCCACGAGGAAGGTAGCATGGTATTTCCTTGGGAGCAAAGAGCAAAAAAAGCAGAATAATTATGGCATTTAAAATGAAAAATACTTCGATGGCTAAACTAGCTAAAGAAGTTAGCGAAAGAAAACAAAACAGAATAATCAACCGCATGAACAAGCTTCAGGATAAAGCTGAAAAAGCTAATAAGCAAGGCAAAGATAAGAAAGCTCAAAGAAAAATCGATAAGATGAGTAAACTTGAAGATAAGTTGCTACCAGGATTACAAAGACCAGAAAGAGCAAGAACTCATGAACTTAAACATTCTGCAATGAAGCTAAAAGAAGATAAAGGACCTGGACAAGGAACTAAAGAAGGTCAATACACTGGTGCTGGTATACCTGAAAACTTGTTTAACGCAGACGGTAAGAAAATCAATACTAACAATCTTGATGAAGGTAATTTAAGTAAAATTAAAATAGAATCTGGCACTAACAGAAAATACGTAGAATACGTCGAAGGACCTAAAGCAGGTGGACGTTTATATCTTTCAAACCCAAAATAATGATAAATAATTTACTAGGGGGAATATTAGGTAAAGTAGTAGACAACGCGGAAGGCATACTCGATAAAGTTATCACTACAGATAAAGAGAGAGACGAGGCTAAAGCTAAAATAAAACAAATGCTTTTAGATAGCGAAGCTAAAATGCAAGAAGAAGTTACTGCTAGGTGGAAGTCGGACATGCAGTCTGATTCATGGCTTAGTAAATCAATACGCCCGCTAGTGTTAGCTTGGCTAGTTATTTGCACTACACTACTAATTTTTATAGATGCTGGTGTGATTATGTTTACAGTAGAGGACAAGTGGGTTGATCTACTACAATTAGTATTAATAACAGTGATCGGCGCTTACTTTGGCGGACGCTCATACGAAAAAATAAAAAGATAAATAAAATGGGATATTTTAACGTAAAATTTAGACCTGACATGATAAACGGCGACACTACACAACTTGTTGCCGATGATGGCACTTCAGAAACTTTCGCAGATGGCGACGTTCTTTTTGACTGGCACGCTATAGACATACCAAAAGGATCTGCGCGTGTACAAGGAATTACTGTAGTCATGAACGGTTCAAACGGAAGTAGACAAACAGAAAGAGACATACAGTTTGTTTTTGCAAAAAGTGTTAATGGCGTTGCTCCGCCTACGCTAGGTGTTGTGAACGCTACGGCTACAGCCCTTGGAACTCAAAACCACATTATAGGAGGTTTTGTTGTAGATTCAACTGTAATTACTAGATTAGATCCTTATAGTGTTTTTGGAGCTAACTCTGGAGCTGCTCCAGCAAATGGTATGCACCTACCTGTTCTAGAAGGAGAAGAATCTACAACGCAAAAAGGTTTTCAAACTATTTACGTTGGTGGTTTTGCTACTGGCACTTTGAACTTCGACACAAATGTTTTAGCAAGCGCGGCTATAGACGCGTCTGCTGATCAGTTAAAAACAATAGCAGTAGACACTGTTGATGCTAGAAAAGCTTTTTCTGTAGGAGATTTAGTGTACGCTAGAGGCACTGACACGCAGATACCAGGTAAAGTAGAAAGTGTAACAGACACTTTAATTACTTTCGACACTACAAACTCAACAGTTGACGTGGCAAATAATGATGAAATACTTTGCGCAACACCTCTTAAAATAATACTTCATTTTGAAGACTAAATAAACAATTAACTTAAATTAAATTAAATCATGGCAAAAAGAAAGACGCCGAAGGTGAAAGACCTTAGGCCAGAAAAAATTACTAAAGAACAGCTTAGCAAGATGCAAAATGTTGTTAGAGCTATCAACGAAGGTCAACAACAGCTTGGTATGCTTGAATCACAAAAGCACGCGTTACTACACGACGTCATGCAGCTTCAAGGCGTGATCGGTAAAATTCAGCAAGAACTAAAAGAAGAATATGGCAATATCGATATTAATATAAGCGATGGAGCTATTAAATACTTACAAGATGAGCAAGCTGATTCGTAAAATAACTATAGGTAAAGATTATAAAATAGATGCTATGCATTACTCTGTAGGCCAAGAAGTCTACGGAGGGCATACCATCTGCGATATAGTAGAAGAGAAAGATAAGTTTAGCGTTTATATTAGAAAAAATAAAGACGTAATGCCTTGGAAAGACTTTAATAAAAACATGGCGGTGTCTGTTGAGTATAACTTAGAATACTAGTGAAGTCGCCATACAACTATATAATAAAACCTAAAGGCGAAAGATATAATAACTCTGTAAGTATTGGTGATAAATCATTGATTACTAATACAGATATATTTGATCACAAGCATGTTAACAGAGAGGCTATAGTTTTAGCCACTCCTAAAGCTTTTGACACAGACATAAAAGAAGGTGATGTAGTAATAGTTCATCACAACGTGTTTAGAAGATGGAACGACGCTAGAGGTAAAGAGAGAAACAGTAAAAGCTTTTTTAAAGAAGATAAATACTTTGTAAGTGAAGATCAAATATTTGCTTATAAACAAGCGGCTAGATGGAGTAGGTTAAAAAATTCGTATTGGAAACCGATGCAAGGCTTTTGTTTTGTTAAGCCTATAAAGTCAACTGACAAGTTTTCTCAAGATGTTGAAAAGCCTTTAGTAGGTATAGTAAAATATTCAGACGGATCACATAACGTTGGTGATCTCGTAGGATTTACACCTAACTCAGAGTATGAGTTTGTTATTGATAGTGAAAGACTATATAGAGTTTATTCTAAATTTATTACAATTAAATATGAATATCAAGGAAACGAAGAAGAGTATAATCCAAGCTGGGCATAAAGCTGTTGAAGAGCTAATAAAGGTAGCTCAAGAACAGATTATTACTCACAGCGAAGATGATGTATCTGCAGATAGATTAAAAAATGCTGCGGCTACAAAAAAGCTAGCTATATTCGACGCTTTTGAAATACTTAATCGTATACAAGAAGAGGAGAATATATTAGAGGGCAAAGAGCCTGAAGATAAAAAAGAAAGAGTGTTTAAAGGATTTGCTGAAGGAAGATCTAAGTAATGCACGAGCAAACACTATATAAAATTGTTGAACCAGTTAAGAAGACTACTATAAGTCGACTTAACAAAAAACGTCTATGGAAGTATGGGTATGATAAAGAAAACGATATTGTTGTTATTAGCAAAACTGGAAAAATTGGACAAGTGGTGGAGATTCAAGGTTTGCGAATTGGGTTGCCGAGTGAACCGAAATCAGTGTGTGTGTTTGACAAAAACAAATGGCAAAGAGTAGAATATCCTAAAGAATTAAGTAAACTTAAAAACATATTTGATTGGAGAAATTATCCAGAAGAAGCAAAAGAACAGTGGTATGATTACATAGACGAAGAGTTTAAACGTCGAGAAGAAGGCTTCTGGTTTTACAACAACAATAAGCCTACATACATAACAGGTAGTCACTATATGTATTTGCAATGGAGTAAAATTGATGTTGGCGCTCCAGATTTTAGAGAAGCTAACAGACTGTTCTTTATATTTTGGGAGGCTTGTAAAGCAGACAGTAGATGCTACGGTATGTGCTATTTAAAAAACAGACGTAGTGGTTTTTCGTTTATGAGCTCAGCTGAGACTGTTAACTTAGCTACAATATCGAGTGACTCTAGATATGGAATACTATCTAAAAGTGGTGCTGATGCTAAAAAAATGTTTACCGATAAAGTTGTTCCAATATCTGTTAACTATCCGTTTTTCTTTAAACCGATACAAGACGGTATGGATAGGCCTAAAAGTGAACTTGCTTATAGGGTTCCTGCAAGTAAGTTTACGCGTAAAAAAATTACTGCAAACGAAAAGCAGGAAGAGCTGGTTGGACTTGACACTACTATTGATTGGAAAAACACAGGT